TGAAAGCATCAAATCAACTTGCTAAAGAAAAGGGATATTGCGAATACTTTGGTCGTACCAAATATGCAGATGGCATTCTTCCAATTGACACTTACAAAAAAGATGTAGACGAAATTTCTTCTATTGGACTTCAACATGATTGGGAAACTCTTAGGGCATCTATCTTGGAACACGGTCTCAGGCACTCAACACTGTCCGCACAGATGCCATCGGAGAGCAGTTCCGTTGTGTCAAACGCAACTAATGGTATCGAACCACCTCGTGGATACTTGTCCATTAAGAAGTCGAAGAAGGGACCACTCAAGCAGATTGTTCCTCAGTATCAACATCTCAAGAATCATTACACTCTTCTTTGGGATATGCCTAATAATAATGGTTATATCAATGTTGTTTCTGTAATGCAGAAGTTCTTTGACCAAGCAATTTCTGGAAACTGGAGTTATAATCCAGAGAATTATCCTGATAATGAAGTTCCAGTAAGTGTTATGGCAAATGACTTCCTTAAAACATATAAGTATGGATGGAAGACATCTTACTACCAGAATACATATGATATTAAGACAGATGAAGTAAAGGAGGATAAGAAAACAGCAGACGATTTAATCGCAGAAATTTTAAGTTCCGAAGGAGAAGAAGATTGTGAATCATGTAAAATTTAGAGTCAATCAAAATGAATCTACTAGTGTCAGTGGAATGACAGTATTCAATACAGAAGAATATGACGTTAAAAAACAACCAATGTTTTTTGGAAAACCATTGGGTGTTCAAAGATATGATTCATACAAGTATCCAATTTTTGAAAAACTAACAACTCAACAACTTGGATATTTCTGGAGACCCGAGGAGGTCTCCCTCCAAAAAGATCGTGCTGATTATCAAATGTTACGTCCTGAACAGAAGCACATCTTTACTTCTAATTTGAAGTATCAGATTCTTCTAGATTCTGTTCAGGGTCGTGGTCCTGGTATGGCATTTATTCCATACTGTTCACTTCCTGAATTGGAAGCATGTATGACTGTTTGGGAATTCATGGAGATGATTCACAGCCGTTCATATACTTATATAATTAAAAATATATATTCAAATCCTTCTGATGTATTTGATTCGATTTTGTCTAATGAGAAAATTCTAGAAAGATCTAATTCTGTCACTAGTGCATATAATGACTTTATCAATTCTGCTCAGCAGTATGGGATATCAAACGATTGGTTGTTTGCACAAGAGGGTGCTGGATATGCCAGGGAGGGAAGAATAGAACTTAAAAGAAAACTTTATCGTGCTATTGCAAATGTTAACATTCTCGAAGGTATCAGGTTCTACGTCTCGTTTGCTTGCTCGTTTGCGTTTGGTGAACTCAAGCTTATGGAAGGATCCGCTAAAATTATCTCTCTCATCGCACGAGACGAAAATCAACACCTTGCTATTACTCAAAACATCCTCAATAAGTGGCGTGAAGGGGATGATTCAGAAATGCAACAAATTGCTAAAGATGAAGAGGAGTGGGTAAAATCTGCCTTTGAAAACTGTGTCAACGAAGAAAAGCGTTGGGCAGAGTATTTGTTCAAAGATGGTTCAATGATTGGACTTAATGATAAACTACTTCATCAGTATGTTGAGTGGATTGCTAATCGTCGTATGAAATCAATTGGAATTAAACCAATCTATGATATCCCTGCGAAGAATAATCCTCTTCCTTGGACTGAGCATTGGATTTCTTCCAAAGGTCTTCAAGTTGCTCCACAAGAAACTGAAGTTGAAAGTTATGTGGTTGGTGGAATTAAACAAGACTTGAAAAAGGATACTTTTGCTGGTTTTCAACTTTGATTTACTGGGGGCATATGCCCCCTTTTTTTATAAATAACTAAAAAACTAGAGTATAAGAATGTCCAGTATTAACGATATAAAAGACTTATATACCCAAATTAAAGTTTCAGAAACAAAAGGAACCTTTTTATCTGAGCAGAGTTTTGATATTGGACCTGGACATAAGGGAGCACAAAAAACTCAGAAGTTATATAATAAGGGTTCAAGGACTGATAACCCACATGAGAAAGAGCAGTTTTTAAAGAGAACTGGACCACAACTTCCTTTGGCAAAGGCAAAACCAGGAATGCAAGTTGCTGGATATGAACCAGAGGGTGATATTGTAGATGAAGCACACTACAATCCAGTAACCAAAAAGATTCAAGATAAACCAGCATCTAGAGAAGAAATTGAATCTTTGGCAGCAAAAGCAAGAACCAAGAAAAAAGTAAGAAAACCACTTGGTTCTATTCGCAAAAATAGTGAGACTTTTAAACCATCTTCTCCAGAAGAAGCAAAGGAAAACAAGAGAAATTGGGATGAATATTGGGAAGGTTCTTGGAAAAATAAAGAGCAGAAGGAAGAATATGTTTCTGAAGCAAAAGGAATGAGTAAAGATGAGATGTCATCAATTCTTAAAGGACACAAGTATTCTAAAAAGGAACTTCTAGATATGAGCAAAAAGTCAACTAAAGAAGGCAGACACGGTGAGGCTGCTGCATTTTATCAAGAATTTGAAAAAGAAGAGTATATTGCAGAAAGAGAAATGTCATCTACAGAAATGAAAAAAGAGAAAAAGTTAAAGAAAAAGTATGATACTTCAGGAATGAAGAAGAGTATGATTGACCAATATGGAAAGGAAAAAGGTACGCAAATCTATTTTGCAACTATCCGTAAGCAAGCAATGGAAGATTCATTTGAACCAGATGGTGAGCAACTTGATGAGATTGCACCTTTAGTTGCTGCTGGACTTGCTGCTGGTGGTGCTGCTCTAGGAGCAATGGCATTAAATAAGGCAAAAAACAAAGTTAATAGTGCAATTGATGGTGCAAGAAAAACCTCACCAATAGGTGGTGATAGATACTCAAAACAATTGCAACAACTTCGTCAGTCATTTGATTATGATGATGCTTATGCTTATATTATTGAAATGCTAGTTGCTGCTGATTATGCAGAAGATTATGAAGCAGCAGAAGTAATGTTTGAGCACATTAGTGATGAGTTCACTTCAGTAATTCTTGAAGAGTATATTGAAGAGAAAGCAAGAGGAACTAGAAAGAAGACAACAGTTCACGCATACGATGTTGACGAGACCCTATTCGGACACGGTAAAAAGGGCAAACCAAACGTTCAAGTCCACGTAAATGATGCATCTGGAAAGAGAGTTAAGAGTCTAAGCAATCAAGAGTTTAATACTCATAAACTTGATAAAGGACATTCATATGACTTCAGTGAATTCCAAAGTGCTAAAAAATTCTCCCAAACTGCTAGTCCAAACAAAAAAGTAATTAAAGACATTAAGAGAAAGCAGGCAAGAGGACAAAACGTTCATCTAATCACTGCTCGTTCTAAGTTTGACAATCCAAGTGAATTCCAAGGGCATCTTAAGAAGCACGGAGTTGATGTAGAAAAGTCTAATATTCACTACACTGGTGGAATGAGAGGTGGTGATATTGGCAAGAAAAAAGTTGATGTTGCTAACGCAGTAGCAAAGAAAAGTGGTGCTAAGAGCATTCATATGTATGATGATGCTGCTAAAGTCCACAAAGCGTTTGAAGCAGAAAAGAAAGAAAAACCAAAATCAAAGAAAATCAAAACTCATATGGTTGCACCTGATAAGAGTGGTGAATCAAGAGTTCGTTCTTACCAAGCAACTAAGAATGAAGAGATGACTTCTTATGAATATTGGAAGCAGTTTATTAATGAAGCATCTGATCCAAAAAAAGATGTTGGTGCTAGAATGGGCAATGCAATTACAAATACATTAAAAGATGTTGCAACTGGCACAGGAAAAGATATTGTCAATTTAGCAACGACTGGAAAATTTAAAGATACTCCAGAAAGACAAAGACTTAGACAAGGAGTTTCTAACTTTACTGCCTCTTCTCAAAATGCTTTGAATAAACTTGGTGGTTATCCAACGACAAAACCAACATCAGCAAAAACAAAACCAGCAACAGCAAAACCAAAATCAATGACCGCAGACTCAGGAAGGGGTGGTGATGCTGCTTTCCGTGCAGGTGGAGGAAATGCTGCACTCAAACCAGGAATGAACAGACAACAAGTTCAAGCAGCAGGAATGTCGGCATTAAGAGCAAAACCAAAAGTCGGTAATATTCCTTCCCAAGAAGGAACTGGTAAAGCAGGTCCATCTGATACAAAACCAAGTAAAGTAATTGATGCAAAAAATATTGCTGGTAAGCAACAAAAAGTATCTACTAACAAAGCATACGATGCAAAACTTGGTGGATTCAAAGCAAGTGCTACTTATGGTGACAAAGGACAAAGAATGATTCGTGCAAATCTTGGTAATGCTGGAGTCAATCAAGTAAAAGCAGGAAAGGCAAAAGTTGGGCAGTCTTATGGTGCAACATTGGGTGGTGTCAAAGGAAACGTAAAGTATGATGCAAAAGGAAATAGAAGTTTCCAAGCACTACAAAAACCAGCAGCACCAGCAAAACCATCAAAGCCAGTAAAGTGATATGAAAACTTTTTTAGAATTTTACGAAGAGGCATCACAAATACAAGAATTTTTGAATTTGTTTGGGTCAAAACCAAAACCAAGTTCAAAACCAAATACAAAAGTTCTTGCATATAAGAACTATAAATCTGGTGAACTTGATAAATCTACTGGAAAATTTACTCAAAGAGCACATAATCCAGAAGAACAAAAACGTTATGGTTGGAAACCAGTAAAGGCATCTGTGTATGCTCCTGGAGATAAGTTTACCCCGAATAAAACTACAGCAACTGGTGATCCCCATAATTGGACTACCAGAAATGCTGCAGTTCCCTTCAAGCATAAAGAAGGGCAAGCACCAAAAGGACAGGAGGGTAAACCTTCTGTCCCATATGGTTCTAAACTTAAGTTGACTGCAAAACCAATGGGTCGAGATACTAAGTCAACAACAGCAAAGATTAATGATGTGGGTGATTTTGGTAGAACAGGAAATGTCAATAAAGACGTTTCATTTGATGTATCACCACAAATTACAAAAGATATTGCAGGAGCAAACACAACCCCAGAGAAGTGGGGTAAAAGAATGGTCTATGCGAGAGTTTCTGCCGCACCAAAACCAAATAAATGAAATTGAATTTTTCATTTGGTCATAAAAAACCAGATAAAAAACAAATTATTATTGTAAGTATAGTTTGTTCTATATTAATATCTACATTATCCCAATGTACTGGTACTTCTGAGAATAACCTTTGGGATTTACTTGACGAGATTCAAAGAAACTATCAAACAAAAAATATAAACCAAAGTATATAGAAAAAGAATCAGATAGCAGTGAAGCACAGAAATTGCTTGGCGGAGAGATGCGAATCTGTGCTCCTTGGGTGATTGATTGTACTAATTAATAATAGTATTAAGGATAAATAAAGAATAAATATATTTATAAAGAGTACTTTTTACTACCCTCGGTAAGATGAATAAGGAAGATTTTGGTGCGGTTAAAAATTTATATGAATCTATTGTTAATGAAGCTCCTTTAAGGGATGAACCACTTTGGGATGGTCCTAATGATAAACCAGCAGGACCATCAAAGCCAAAACCGACAACAGCAAAACCAGATATATTTGCTAGAAGTAGAGAGACTGCAAATAGATTGGGTCTTCAGGCAACTGCTAGAAATCTAGCAGGTCCAACTGCTGCTACTGCTCTTGGGGCAAAACCAACTTCAGTTACTCCAGCAAAACCAGGAACATCATCCCCCGCAAATGCAACAACAGCACAAAAAATTAAGGGTGGAATGGACGTTTATAAGTCCCAAGTTAAGTCTGGAGATGTAAAAGGTGCGGAGGCAACTGGTAAAGCAACTTGGGCAGCAGCAAATCCAAAACTTGCTGCTGCGGCTGCTGAAAGAGACCGCACAAGAGGAACAAGTGCAACAACCAATCCTCTTATGCAGGACATGAAATCCAAACTTTCTGCTCCAAAATCATTATCACCAACTGCAACAACAACAGCATTTGCAAAACCAACTCCAGCATTATCTTCATCTACTCCTGCAGTTCAATCTGCAGGTTCTACATCTGCTGCTAAACCAACATCCAATCAAACTGCAACTGCATTCTCAAGTCCTTCTTTAGTAAAACCAACACCTTCGACTTCTCCTATCAAAAAACCAGGAGCAGTTATGTCATCTTTCGAATGGGGAACTATGTCAACTATTAAAGATATTTCAAATTTATATTCTTCAATCTATGAAGGAAAGAAAAAAGACCAAGATGGAGATAATGATAATGACTTTGCAGATGTCCAGATTGCAAGAATGATGGCATCTGGAATGTCAAGAGCAGAAGCAATCGCAGCAGTTAAAAATAAAGAATATAATGAAGAATATGAATTAGATGAAGCAACCAGAATGAGAAAAGAACTTGGTAAAGAAGGTGAGACAAGAGTTCGTGGAGAACTTGCTGCACGTTCAAGAGCATTCAAACGTTCTGGCAGTGTAGATAAGACCATCGCAGCAGCAGAAAGAGGTGCTGACCGTCCTTACGTTAAGCACAAACGTGATGAGTCTGATGCAGACCGTAAGAAGAGAGAAGAAAAGCAAAGCAGAACTCTAAGAGGTCTTGCTTCCTCAAGGAGAGGGTCTGTTAGAGATAGACCAAGAGTAGAACTCAGAGGATATGCTGCTAAAGTAGAAGGTTCAGATAAAGACTTGCAAAGAGCAAGATCATCGGCAATGTCCGCAGGAACTCTAACTCCAAAAGAGAAGAAGCAATTAGGTGAAGAATATACAGTTTATGAAATTGTAGCATCATACCTTCTAGAGAACAACTTTGCAGAAACACTCAACGATGCAAATGTAATCATTGAAAATATGAGTGAAAATTGGGTTGCTCAAATTTTAGAGTCTTTTGAGTGATAAATTTCACATAATCCTACACCCTCTTGACGGGGGTGTTTTTTTATGACTAAAATGACTCTGTGGAGTTTCAAGATTATTCTAGGTTCTAAATAACTCAAAATAAATTACTTACTATGAGTTATGAAAACCCTTGGAGATTCAATGGGGAAATTTTTGAGTCTGATAATATTCAAGATAATTTTGGTTTTGTATATCTTATACACTGCGTTCCGACTGGTCGCAAGTATATTGGTAGAAAGTATTTCTGGAGTTTCCGCACACCAAGAGGAAAATCTAGAAAAGTTAAGTCAGAGTCCGATTGGAAGAAGTATTACGGATCCTGTCCTGAACTCAAGGTCGAAGTTAACCTTTGGGGAAAAGCATCCTTCAACAGAAGCATACTTAGCCTCCATAAAACAAAAGGAAAATGCAATTACGAAGAAACCAGACAACTCTTTGTAAATAATGTCTTGACAGAGGCACTTGACGATGGGACTCCTGCGTATTATAATTCTAATGTCCTAGGAAGATATTATCGGAAGGATTACTTTAATGAATGACTTAAAAGTTAAAAAAGTCTGCAATAGTCTGATTGAAGAACACATCAATCGTATGCACGAATTGTGTGATGAAGGTCGAATTAAAGATGCTGAAAGTGTCTATGGTGAGATTCGAGACTGGGTAATTCAAAAAGAAAATCTTGAAGTATTGTCCTTAGATTATATAAGCGGTTATTATTGCGATTTGTAACAAAAATAAATAATAACTTATTATGTATTTTATTATGAGAGTTTGATGTGTTTTTAGAGCCGTGGAAAGTGCCCTCCGAGAGGTTGGGTGTACCCCCTTTCTATACGGATGTAGAGTTCAATTAAAATTAATGCAATCTATCTTTACAGTAGCCCTGCCTCTCTTGGCAACGGTTACAACCAATGCGGCAACACTGCCATTCGTCAACTACAAGATGCAAGGACCTCCACCTCCAGTGGAAAAAACTGCATCCTTTTCTGAGATTAAAAATTTGAATCTTGTAGATGAAAAGAAGACAGCAATCCGAGAGGTTGCTCCCGAAAAGCCAAAAG